CGGCTATGCCTATCCTGAAAACGGCTGGCTGTTGATTGAGTTCAACGGCGCAACTGGCTGGGTGAGTGGGAAGTACGCAAGGGTGGTGGAATCGTGATTTCAGTCCTTGCCCTGTTTCTGATTATCTGCTGGGTGATATGGTACGATGATGGAGGTGGTGCCGTGTGAGCTACTCCATAATACTGACACTTGCCATGATATTCTGGGCGATGTCGAAAACATGAGGTGATACCTATGCAGATTCAGACGCTCACCTTTGAGCAGCTCATAGGCACAGTTGCCGTAGTCCTGATTCTCGTAGGGGCTTACAATACGCTGATGACAGCGGTAAAGACCCGGCGAGAAGAACAGCGAAGGAGGGAACAGCCTGTGAGCGATTTGGAAACGACTGTCCAGCAACATGATGAAAAGCTGGCCCGCGACCACGACCGACTGAACCAGTTGGAAGAATCCAACCGCATACAGTTACGGGCATTGATGGCGCTGATGAGCCATGAGCTGAACGGCAATTCTAACGACGCATTGAAGGCCAGCTATGACGAAATTCAGAAATTCTTGATCGCAAAGTGAGGTGGAGAACCGATGTTGAGTAATCGTATGTATGACGTTTTGAAGTGGGTGGTTATCATAGCTATCCCTGCGCTGACAACGGCCTATGTCGGCCTTGCCGCCGTTTGGGGCTTCCCATATGCGACGGAGGTTGCAAAGACCAGCGCTGTCATATGCACCCTTTTTGGCGCTCTGCTGGGTATCAGTACGGCGGAGTACAACAAAGAAAAGCCGCCCGAAAACGGCCCTGTGAGCGGCGTAACAGGCGAACAGGAGTAAACCCATATGGACTACGAAAGAGAGCGGGAGACCCCGCCGGAACGCATATCGTGGCATTGCCATGAGCGGGATATGTGCCGACTGTCCGACGCATACATGACGGCTGTAAAGGTGCTTATTGTTGCGCTGGTTATGGCCGTGGTATTCTGCGGACTTGAAGCGTATATGCGACACAAAGAGCATGACAAATGGCTGCATTACTTCGAACAGTACGACTTTGCCGCCTACGACTACACGCAGGACGGCGAGGGCGTGAACATCATCGGCAACAAGAACGGAGTTGAATATAATGTCCCAGCGTTTGAGAGTGAAAGTCAGGACGAAAAAGAACCGCGCAACGGCGAAGGGCAAGGCGCGGAGAAAGGCGAAGAAATGACCTGTGAGACTGAACCGCAGGGATAAGTACAGGGACTACTCCACCGAACACATGGAGTATATCATAGGGCAATGGGTAAGAGGTGATCTCAACCGCAAGATATGGCATTTATGGCTGATCGACGAGTTGACCTATGATAAGGTGGCGCAGAAATTGGATATCAGCGACAAGACGGTGGGCCGCTGCATCCGCGACTATGATAAGCGTGTGTTTCTGCATTTGTGACCCGTCCGGGCTTCGGCCTGGGCGGGCAATTTTTATTTTTGGGCGTAAACTGTCCCTATGCTGTCCTGTTAAAATATGAGCGGCTGCGGTATAATAAGGTCATGAAAAGCATATGGAGAAAATATAACCCGAATCCTGTAAACGCCAGAACGGAGGACTGCGCTCAACGCGCTATCTCCGCTGCGCTTGACGTGGAGTGGGACACCGCGTCTGACATCATTTATGCGATGGCAAAGGCGATGGGTACGACCACAAACGATGACGCTGCATGGGGCGCTGTATTGCGTCGTGCAGGGTTTATGCGGGCCGTTGTCCCAAACACATGTCCAGACTGTTTCACGGTAGCTGACTTTTGCCGAAAATATCCTTATGGTGTGTATGTTGTAAAAACACCCGGCCATGTTGTTTGTTGCATTGACGGTCAGGCATGGGACACCTGGGACAGCACCGGCGAAACCGTTTCATATTTCTGGTATCTCCCGGAGGAGGCGTAAAAAATGATAGATCGCATTGGTAACTGGTATCCTGACTGGCCCGGACAGCAGCCCTATCAAGACCCGGCGTATGTTCGCGCCTATGGACAGCAGTCCACGCAGGGACAGCCCGCGCAAATGATGACGTTGCCGACCATTGACGCAAAGATCATCCAGGTGGACAACGTTGAGGGCATAGACCGGGTAACCATTACCCCCGGCGCTCCGCAAATGTTTTGGACAAAGGACGAGCATACTATTGTCGTCAGGACGATGTATGCCAACAACCAGCACTCGGACAGAGTTTGGAAGGAGCAGCCCCCGGAGCCGCCAGCGCCGACATTGAACCCGGCGGACTATGTGCGCAAGGACGAGCTTCAGGCGATACTCGCGGAGGTGCTTCAGGCTCCCAAAAAGGCACAGACCAAAAAGGAGGACGCAGCATAATGGGACTGTTTGACATGATGGGACAGGCGCAAAAACAGGTCACCCCCGATATGATGCGTCAGGAGATCGGTTCTCTCCGGGCCAACCCCGGCCAGTACCTATCCGGGCGCGGCTTTAATATCCCGCAGGGGATGACAGACCCGAAACAGATCACACAGCACCTTCTCCAAACGGGACAAGTCAGCAGCGGGCGACTTCAACAGGTGATGCGGATGATCGGCGCATTAAAATAAGGGAGTTATTAAAACTCCCAAATATAACCGCCGTGCGTTTTCTGCCTTCCGCGACAGCAATCCTTTATCCCTTTTGCGGTTAGCCCAAGTGTTTCCGCAGCAAATGTAGCATCCGGCCATTCCTTTATGAAACTGCCGTCCATGCCGCGCTGCGTGACCTTCACAGGGCGAAATCTGCTCAAAGAAGGTGATATTGATTGCTGAATATCGCCTGCGTATGAAACCCACATAAAGCCGCGAAACAGCTTTGTAGGTTTATCAATGCAGTTAGACAGAGTGCTCGATTTTGCGGAATAGAATCTTGCTGCATCTGACTGGCTGTCCCATTTCTTGATGAAGTTGCCGTTTGCGTCGTATTGCAGCACTGATTTACTTTTCGGGTTATCTTTGCCGAATCTTTTGGGAGTTTCGCGTGGGTTCATTAAACCAGCGTGGATTGCGTGTTTGGTATTCTCGGCGTAAGTGACCCATTCAAGGTTATCGACGCGATTATTGGTTTTGTTGCCGTCTATGTGATTTACACAAGGTTTGCCCGCGATGGGTGGAATAAACGCCTTCGCTACCAGTCGATGTACAACAAACGACTTTGATGGATGCTTGCTTAACTGAACGATCAAGTAACCAGTATGATGAAGTACGGGTTTTATGCTGTGTTCGTGACTACGGCCATGAAAAAGCATCCCTTTTACATTGCCGAGGTTGCTTACTTTATACCGACCTTCATAGCCTTCAATGTCCTTCCAAATCTCTTCCATAACACTGTCCTTTCGTGTTCAGTCCTAATAAATGGATTGTGCGGGAACCGTTAGGACTTACGGCTTTCAGGAGCTACCCTACCCGCACAATAATATTATATCACATTTATCCCATAAAGTCTACATCTTTCCGGCGCGCGAGGAAAGTTGTAAATAAAAGAAAGGATAACTAAACTATGGCACTGACTGATAACTCGAACTCCGCATTCTACATGCCTGTCCAGCCTGCTTATGGCGGCTACGGAAACAATGGCGGCGGACTGTTCGGCAATGACCTTTCGTGGTTTATCCTTATCCTGCTCATCGGTGGCGGCGGCTGGGGCATGGGCGGCTTCGGCATGGGCGGCATGATGCCCTGGATGATGGGCGGCATGAACGGCTTCGGGCTGGATTACCTGTACCCGTGGCTGAACAACAGCCAGCACATCAGCGACGGCTTCCGTGACCAGCAGCTCAACACTCAGATCGGCGACCTGCGCTCCGACGTGAACCGTGGCTTCGGCGACGTGCAGCTCGGTATTGCGGGCCTTGGCCGTCAGATTTGTGAGACCGGCAACGGCATCACCCAGGCCGTCAACAGCGGCTTCTCCGCTGCGGAGATCGCGGCGAACGGGCGGCAGATGGCGAATATGCAGACCCAGTTCGGCATCCAGAGCGCGATTCAGGGCGGCGCGGCTGCCAACGCGGCGGGTATCGCTGACCTGAAATACACCGTGGC